GGAGTACATCAGCGAGTTTACCAAGCGGTGAAGTCTTCTCGGTTACGCTGATAATATCGTTGTCCTTTAGGAATTGCCTAGCTCCGTTTAAAATCGCCGCATTAGGATCGTCAAGATCCATATCGGATATAACTTTACGGTAGGTGTCGGCAAGTAAGACCTGAAGTTCTTCTAGTTGTTCGCGTTTCTTCATAGTTATGGTGCGGATGTTTTATATGGGTGTGAAGATGGTAGGTCTGCTGTCAGCCCCCACTTGTGTGCTAGGTAACCTTCGATCTTATCGGAGTTTGCTTGTGTTACATCTTCCGTAAATATTACCTCGCCCCAATCAGAGTCTGCGTTGTTCTGATAATCGTTCAGTCTTACTGACATAGCACCCATTGTGGATAGTCCTGACTGAGTAACATTGGTGTTATAATTTGTAGCATTTAAAGCTAAGGTTGCGCGAGTGTTAGGAATATCCATTTCAGCAGATAACATTACCCATTGGTTCAACAAGTTTGTAGAGTTACCTGTCATGTTTGTACCCGGATTCATGTACCAATCACCTGAGAATACACCAGCACCACTCATGTTAAACATGATCATCTGTAGTGTTGGATTACTCTTAGTGAATGTTACGAGTGCATCGTGATTATCAGACGCTGTAACCTTGACCACAAAGAACCATTTATGAACAGCAGTTGAACTAAACCCTACACTTGTGTATGAAGTCGCATCTGAGTTGTTATCAAACCTAAGTATATTCTTGTTGTTCTGTGCTGTATTAACCGCTGTGAGTGTGCTACCCGATTGAGCGTTAAAGGTGTAGTTATTACCTGACTTATCTGCAATCTGTGTGACATTTCCAGCACTAGAAGTAAAGGTAGTCTGATCGTCCATATCGAGCCACAAACGAGTAGTAATCGATGATGGATCCCAAGCGGCGTTTGTAGAACCGCTGATAGCGAGTTGCATCTCATCAGCAAATGCCTCACCTATATCAAACATATCATTTACGCCATTACTGTTAGTGTCAGAACTTCCTTCTGCGGCTCGCCCTACATGGTTTTGAGAAGCACTATGTCCGTAGGTTGCGGAATCCACGATCCCAACATATGCATCTGCATTAGCAACAGGAGTTAGGTCTGTGCCGTATCCTATTTTTGTTATGACTACAGGGAATTGAGATGTGTTAGATACTCCGTATGAATTACCTAGTACCGTGCGTACTGCTGCTATAAATGTATTAAGACCACTAACTGAAGCACCGCTCTCTCCTTGCCACCATATCATTCCCTTAAAATTCCAAGAGTAACCCGCGTTGGTCAACTTGGTGGTGGCATCGGATAGTGCGGAGAGTAATCCTCGATAGCAGTCACCCTCGTTTGTGCCTGTGGCGGTGGTATCCCAATCGGAAAGAGATGTGCCAGCGTTAAGGGTGGATGCACCAACTGCGTATTTAAGTATACCGATTGGTTGAGTTGTTAAATTGATTGTATTTGCCCGACTAACGAAGCCAAGCTCAGGGCCAAAGCTAGGTGAGTTGACTAGATTATTACCATCTCCTTTTGTGCTTCCAGCTACCAGCGATGTTGCCCAACTAGAATAGTTCTGTGTGGATTCGGCGTTAGAAGTTTGGGTATGCCATGAGGTATAGAACAGTCCGTCCTGTGTCGCCTGTGCAGACGATAGATCAGATACATCAGCGTGACCGTGTGCATTCGATTGACCCGCTAATATAAACAGATCAATTGTTTGGTTAGTTATTACGGAGTTGTCGAATGTACGATACCATACACCGTTATAAAAGTAGGACATCGTGGGCGTTCCGCCTATTGTACCATCTGTTACTAGAGCATTTGTTCCGGCTGTAGCGGCAAGTGGTAGGTTGGCTTTCGTGTAGCTGTTTATCTGTATCCCATCCTGTCCGTCAACTCCATCAGCACCCGCTGGCCCTGTAGCTCCTGTTGGCCCTTGAAACTGACTAAGCGTATTCCACGCATCGACACCGTTTCCTATCTTGAGTATCTGATTGTCGTAGTCGAAGCCCGGTTCCCCAACGCTCAGGACGGGGTTCTCCGTACTCCATTCTGTTGCGCTAGAACGTCTTAGAAAAATCCTTTGAATACTCATATTATGCTGATAAGTCGGCGTTACCGCCATTTACACTCGTAAAAGTCCCCGTTAAAATCTCAGCCCTACCGCCTTCAATGATGCCTTGCTGTTCCGCTTCAAGCGTCGTTACCCGCCCGTCAATCAACGTAATGTTCGTTTCGTTCGTGTCCATCTGCGTAGTATCCATAGCTCCGACCCTAGCCGCAAGCGTCCGTTGTTGATAAACGAGCGGATCTACTATTCTTCTCCTACGGCGTGGTAACGGCATCTAGCACTTCCAGCGACGCAACGCCAACGCTTTTCTAGTCGGCTTACCTTTGCTGTCCTTCATCGGCCCCTTAACTCCGCTCATACGCGCACAGAACGACCGCTTGCGTGGCCCTCCTTTCGGTTGTGGAGCCTTTAGATTAGAGCCTGTCTTACGATTGTAATACGCCCGTCCCTTGGCAGTTAAACCGCCCTTCTTGGACTTATGCTCTTTACGAAGTGATACTCCTTTAGCCATTCTTCTTTTTCTTTTTAGGGAAGCCCCGCTTCATGTTCGAGTATGACTTCGCTGACACGGTAGATTTACTTTTAGGACGGCTGATACCTAGTTTCTTTCTTCTGTTCATGTTTGCATACAATCCTTTTGGCATATCTATTTCCTCACTAATAATTCCATCATACGATCTAATTTGTTATTCATCTCCTGTAGAGCAGACTCGACTTTACCGATTCTATTTTCAACAGCAGCGTCTCTTTCTCTCTGTGTAGCTAACTCCACCTCTATCTTGGTAAGTCTTTTATCACCGATGTCCATGCGTTCGACCATGCGTTTAATAATCCAACCGATAACTCCAAGAGCGACAGCTAGAGCGGTGTTAAGAAGTCCAGATAGAGAGTCGATCATACTAAAGTTAAAGTTCCTCCCCTTGTCGTATCAGAACTCACAATATTATAAGTCTGAGCTGTTCCATTTGTACTCATTTCTAAACAAGTCAAGACAACAGAACTGTAGCTTGAAAGAACTAAAGAACCAGAACCTGATACTGTTGAACCCGCTGGAGGGTCGAATGTAACATCGTGTGTAGTTCTATTAATAATAGTAAATAAAACCCCAGGTAACGCTTGTGTCGGTAAACTGATAGTTATGTTACCTGTAGGATCGCAGATAAGAGTTTGATTCTCGTTTCCTTCTAATATTGTGAAGTTGGATGTGACATACCTTAAACCGTTAAACTTAGCTTGGAAGGTAGAGGAATTAGGAACAAAGACAAGTCCATCAGTGCTCTCAAGTAATCTATTACCTTCTATTGTTATTTGCCCTGTGGTATCCGTTGATCCTACATTTATTGCGTATCTGTGATTCGTTTGGGCTGTAGCGTCTGATATGTCGTTATATTTACGATTGAAAACATTACTTGAAATAATCAGTTTATTTATGAAATACCCACTGCCTGTAGTGCTTGTAACAATACCACCAACATTTTTGTAAGTGTCTGAAGCTACGGTCGTGGAGGAATCTACATTACCTATAACATTGTTAGTGACTATAGTGTTGTAAATGTTCGAGGAAAGAGCCGAAGCACCTACTAGATTTATAGCATTAGCTGTATAATTATTTATTATATTATTAGATATTGTAGCATTAGATGTTTCACTTGCGGTTACTCCGCTAAAACAACCATCGATCCAATTACCGTTGATAATAACATCGTTTGCAGTATCCCCTGTTGCCACATCTTCAAATTTTAAATCTATAGCTGAATATGCCCTTGTGCCGTCTCTTAAATCAGACTGAAGGGTTGCGTAAAATCTATTATTATTAACAGTCGTATCACCCTCACTAACTTGCACACCAATAGTTCCACCGACTCCCGGCCCCGGTGTAGCACCGCTTGCTATTGGATGATCTACTCTATTACCTGATACTAAACTTCTACCGTCAGAATAAATACCTACAAATTTAAAATCCGATATAGTATTATTTTTAATTACAATACCTGAATCTGTAGAGTGTCCCGGAGTAGTAAATCTATTCGTTAAAGCATCTCCTGTCCACCCAGCCGGTTGGAAGAAATCCCCGTAGGAAGCTATGCCCATATAACCTGTCTTAGAAGTTTTATTATTCATAGCGGAACATTCAGCCGTTCTTAAGAACATTAAACCTCTGTAAGCTTGATAGATTGTAAAGTCGCTAACATGACAATTCATTGAGTAAGCGAACACCACAGCGGAAGGTTCCCAATTAGAAGGAGGTGTAAAAGAAGTGCTTTGTGAGTCATTATTACAATTTACCGTAAAACCTTTAAAATTAATATTCTCACACAATAAATTATAGAATACATAACCTCTATCATAAGTTAAGGTAGCACCGTATCCTATTACATTTATGTTATATTTTTCTACTAATTTAAGAATGATATAATCAGGAGTGTCTAAAGTTGTACCTGTTGTTGCATTAACAAGATCACTACCTGTTTGAGAGGTTTCAGTAAGTGCATATGTGCCTTCCGGAAATATTAAAGTACCACCGTTTGGTGTCGCATTGATAGCCGTTTGTATAGCAGTTGTGTCATCAGTAGTACCATCACCTACTGCTCCGTAGTCCAACACATTTACGACCGACCCGTCGATCATTCGATTGTTTGTCTTTGTAATTGCCATATCGTATTATCTAAAGGTTGAAGAGTCGATCATAGTGAAGCTGTTATAGTAAAGCCTGTCGGATCAGTTACCGCCCCTGCGTCGTCAAAGAAAGCTACTTGAATGTAAGCGGAGTCTTGAATAGAGATTCGAGCTGTTAGATTACTACCAGATGCTATACAAGAAACATAGTAGTTGGTTGTCCCTGTGAAAGTATCCGTAAAATCAACTTTATAAATACCTGTAGATGGATTAGTAACGGTAGATACATTATGACTAACATTAATCGTTGTACCCGTCACTTTAGCTGCAGCCCTAACTAATGGAGTACCTGAAGGAACAATGTCGGAAGCTTCTACTTTTCTGTTGTTTTGGAGCGTGGAGTTATCAGTTAAAACCGTCCCTACACCTGTATAATATGGGTAAAGTAATTGGTTGGACGATGCGTTTGCATTACAAAACATTACCGTACTTGTGGGATAATTTTCGCAATACGGATTTAATACTGTACTTCCTACTGAACCACTTGAAACGGTCGGATGATTCATGTAGTAGTGGTAATTATTGATAGCCTCTGAAGTACAAGATATGAAAGTGTTTCTTGCTCCCTTCACATCGTAAGCGTTATAACAACTTCCTACACGACATCCTACAAATGCATTAGCGTTAGGACTACGAGACGCAGTTGAGGGTGCGCTGTTAAATAAAAACCCTGTCACACCTGTTAAAGGCGTTACGCTATTACTATCTCCTTGGACGAAAACCCTATTAAAAGTGTTGTAGTAAGGGCCTGTACCTCCGTCATCAGTTTGTAAAACAATTCCATATATATTGTCTTCTTTTATACGCACATTGACATTGTTTAATGACGAATAACTACAACCCCATCTAATACCTGCAAAATTCGTACTGCCGTTTGAGGATACTTCTACATTAACATTTGTTATTGCTACATTAACTGGGTTACCACCTGTACTCTTGTATGCGTTTATAACTACATCTGAACCACCTAAAGAAACGGTTGGAGGTGTAACTAAAGTTGCTGTGGTAAGACCGCATAAGTGTACATTGTTTTTATTAATCTCAATAGTGTTATCAACTCTGTAATCACCTGTCGGTAAATAGATTGTTCCTTCAGAGATTGAATCAATAGCATTCTGAATGTCGCCTGATGCGTCGTATGTGAGTGTACCTGCTACAATACCAGCGTGTTCAGAGCTAGGTATAAAATCAAAAAGATTAACTGAATCAGAAAATCGATCAGCAAGAGTCCTAGCGGTCGTTGAACCTGTAGCTGTCACACCAATGCTATTAACATCTTGAGCTGTGCCTGTGGCAATAACAACGATCTCTGCATTCGTAGGAGGAGCTGATGTAAAAGTGATAGTTGACGCTCCGCTGTCTACAGTATATGCATCGTCAGGAGTCTGTAAGACACCGTCAATCGCCACACGAAACGCAGAAGCTGTACCTGTCTGAGGTGTAAAGCTAAGAGTAAATGTAGTAGTGGCGTTGTCTCCTGTGTGCGTGGACTTGTTAAAACCGCTAAGACTTGTACCACTCAGCGCTAACTTATCGTCTACATAGTTTTTATTAGCGGCGTCTAAAGCGTTAGTAGGAGGTGAAAGATTGATTATCTTATTGAAGTTAGCGTCAAAGTTCGTACTGCCACTAGCCGTCTGTAAACTCGATGTGTTCCCTTCAAAAGCTTCTTCATTGAGATACCTATTGTGTAGATACGCCAAATCTAAATCCGCCTCAGTTAAAACCGATCCATCGACGAAATTAACGAGATTGGCAGTCGGATCACTACTGCGTCTTATACGTATCGTTTCCCCACCCGTTGCTGGCGTAGTTAAGACGACGCGTTTAGGCGATAGTTCAATCGTGAAGGCCGATGTTTCAACTCCGTCAATAAATACCTCGACATGATTACTATCCAAATAGTCGAATGAAAAGTTGAAATCGGTTTGGGCGGCAGTTGCCGTATAATCTACGTAAGTATTAGGCATGACTCGTGTTTATATTATTGTTTTTTAAAGGGGAATTACAAGCACTACTTAACGAGTTCGCGTAATTCAGGGGCTACAATCTCTTCGGGAAGTTCCTTACCTTCGTATTGAAGGATGTTTAAATCGACGTTGTATTCCATTTGTTTTTGAAGCATTGGATACTCTTCGAGCAACTGACCAAAAGCGGCGTCTCTATACTTTCCGAATATGGTATTTAAGGTTTCTTTTTGAATTTCAGGCAGTCCGTTACCGGGTCGAGCTATAGTTATTTTCGATAAGTCAGGGTTTTCGTAAGCTTCTATGACCGCCTTCTTAATCCCGCTTTGTGCATATATTTCTTTCCAGCGGTCGTACAAAGATTGATTAGACCCATTGACTTTTAACTTTTGTAAATCAATACCGGGTATAGCGCCTTTATCTCCGCCAGCATCAGGAAATCTATAAGCCCCTTGATATTTAAGGATAGCTTCAACAGAACGATCACCACGCGATTTTGAAGTCATAAACGGGTTAAAAGCGTTTAGCTCTCTGCGGAACACACCGCCGCCATAAGACGGAACCTTCTCACCGAAGGCATCGCGTTTAGGATCTAAGGTCTGAACATAGCCGGGAAGACGGTTCAATAGCGTTTCAAACACGCCGTTTACCTCGCGTATATACGGATCGTCAGATCTTCCTAATGAGTTTAAAGCGGAAGGTACAGCACGACGAGTTAAGTCTTCCAGCACCGCAGATCCATAATCATCTTCGGCAGTAGCACGACCGCTAACCAAAGCGTCCAAAAATCCACCGACAGTTTCAAGGTAACTTTTTTGACCAACAGCTCTTGCTAAAGCAAAACTGACTGTTTGTAATAAATAAGTGAGGTCGTTACTTGAAAACTCGTTATCTTCGTTAGCTCGCATTATGTCGCCAGCCAAAGCGGTAATAGTCGCTACAGGATCGGCTTTTTGAAGACTTACATAAGTATCGCCTAATTGATCTCCGCCGCTGTCGCCTGTTTCCCAATAACGTTCAAGGGCGGAAGTATTAATAGCGTTTGGTAACCAACCTGTAGCTTTCTTGTTTTCTAATTCTTTATAATCACGAGGGCCACTATTAGTAATGATTTGTTGATCGGCTAAATAAATAGCACTAGACCAAAGACCAGCTCCGACGATTTGACGACCGCGAGCATTAGCTTTAATCATAGGATTATCGCTCATCAATTCCTCGCGTGATCTAGCCCAAAGTCTGCCAATACCGGGCAGTTCTGCGAATTGACTTGTAGTTCCGCCAAACTCTTTGAAAATATTAACAGGCGTTTTAATGAATGGTACTACATATTGAGCGGCGAAACCTGTAGCCCCACCTTCGGTTCTTAACTCTTGAACGGCAACACCAAACGATTCAAATGGGCCATAACCTTTTTTAAGGTCGGATTGAAATGTAATACGATCACCAAACTGCCTCAAGTATTCCATCTCGCTGGAAAGCTTAGTAGTCCAATTTTCTTTGGTGTAATTCTTGATGAAATCGACAGCTTCATCACCATCAAGTCCTTGCTCTTGAGCCTGTCTGACAGCTTCTAATTTAACATCGTTTTCGGTCTTATATCTTTTACCGTCTACAAAATAACGAGACATCTTCCCTTCAATGTAGTCAGCTATACCTTCGACAGGGGCTTCGCCTTTAGCTACAAGATCTTTATATTCCTGAGAAAGCAACGATTTTACCTGAGCTTTAGCGAATAAATGACGATAAAACTCGTCTTGAAATACTAGACCTTTGGGGCCATAAGCCATCAACTCACCAAGATTCTCTACACCTTCGCCAATAGCGCCGCTTAATCCTGTCTCCTCCATTGAAAACGCTTTACCACCAACCTTCTCAAAATGTGAGTCAAGAGCCATCTGACCTTTGGAGTTTTTAGCGGCGATCTTAGCCGCTTCCCAAGCGTCAGGAAGTCCATGTAACAAGTTACGGGCAGTCATTATGGCGTGTTTAGAGGTTTTCAAATCTCCACCTAGTAGCCCGCCTAAAGCTTGGTTGGATAGCGAATAAATACCCATGAAACTATTACCCGTAAAAGCGGCGGCTTGGGTGATAGGGCCACTAAGAATATTATTGTACATAACTTCCGTAGTCATAGCCGCGATCTTGCCGCCTACACCGCGACGTCTAAGTTCCAACATACGCCCTAATTTACCTGTGTCGCGTAATACACGAAGTTCTGAAGTTAATCCACGCAACGCTTTTAAACCGCCTAGATCGTTTAATTGTTTTTGTAGTTCTTCAGGTGAAATATCTTTCGAGTATTTAACAAGTTGTTTAGTGAGTTTTTCTTCGGCGCTGATTGCGTCTTTTTCCATTTTACTTACAACAGCCGCTAGTTGATCTCTTGACACTTTACGGCTCTGCAAAAGCTTACCAGCGTTACTACCGATAGATCCTGAATATTCCGCAAACTCGCCAAGCCTGTCAAAGTCAGCCATTATGTCGTTAATAACGGCGGGATCATTAAAATCTAAATCGCCTGATAGTTTTTTATTGAATTGTTTAAAAGCGTTAAGGGTCATGGAATCAGCCACAACACTTTTAAATATCATATCCTCCGATTCTTTAGCTATTTTCTTAGTGTATTTAAGCGGGTCAATATCGGGGTTAAGTTGTTTACGTAGTTCTGTTGATCGTTTGATTAAAGATTCACGATCAGTTTTAGGCCCACGCTTTTTAAAACCTTCTTTAACTTGCTCCAAGACTGCCGCCATAGAACGTTGTACATCTTGTTGATCGGTAAAAGCTCCAATGTTAATCGGGAGTAAATCGGTCTTACCTTGTAAATAATCCAATAACTCTTCATCGCTCATTTTCATCCGTTCGAGAGCTTGGAGTTTTTGTTCTTTTGTAAGCTTGGTTGGTGGGGTTATTTCAGGTTCAACTTCGGGTTTTACTTCAGGTGCTTCACCTTCTTTAACGGGTCTTAGTACAGTACCCTCACCAACTTCGGGCTGTTTTTTAAAAGTCTCAACTATCTCAGCCCATTCCTTTTCCGCTTCTTCTTTCTTTACCTGAGCCTTAGCTCGAAGTTCTTCAAGATACTTACGATCAGTTCGGGAAACTTCTGTTAATTGTTCAGCTAAAGTTTCACGTTCCTTTTGCAAGACCCTACCCATCTCGCCGTCAGCAAGCTCAGGGTTCTTTTTGAGCATATCATCGATAGTATTAATACGATCCGCAACATGGGCTTCCATGCGTGTTTGTATCTTTTTAGCTTGTTCAGATGTAACACCTAATCGGTTGAACATACCATGCTCAAACCTACCCATACCGCCTCCTAATCCACTACCGATGACAGTTGAGAAACCAATATCAAACGGGCTTAAAGCTTCACGCTCGCCTTCTGAAATTTCAATTAACTGACGACCAAATTCTTCACCGCCAGCCATAACTCCAGCTTCGCCCGCTCTAACCGCCATTAAGGGTACTTTACCTAACTTTGCAGTTTTAGCTGGAGCAAGACCGGGTACAGCCGTGAAAAACCCGTTTAAAGTCGCTTCCTTAAAACTTGTATCCTTTTCAGGGTTACGCATTTTTTGAGCGATTGTATTAGATCCAAGACCTGTAGCGAAATTTAATAAGCCATATCCAATCCAACCTTTAGGGCCAGCGGCTAACCAAGGAGCTGATGCTATACTTGTACCTAAACCCGGCAGAGTCTCCATAGCTACCGCTTTGGCCTCTTGCCATAAACCTTTCGCTTCTTCAGTTTCAGGGTCTAATATATCTTGACGTGTGCGAGTTGCAGTTGCGTCTTGAATCTCAGGTTGAGGCATGAAGTCCTCGGCGGTATAAACTTTATTAGCCATGATTAATCAATATGATTTGCACGATAAGAATTTAGGAAGTTAGCTTTGCCTTGATAATCATCTTCTTCAAAACCTATACGATGAAGAACTGAATTTAAAGCCTGTATGGAGTTCGGGTCTCTCTTATCAAAACCGTCTAAAACATCCTTATCAAAATAAGACCCTAAATTAAATTGAGCGGTTTTTAACTTTGTTTTAACCATCTCTTCAATCTTGGGTGATATGTTCTCATATACAGTAGCCACACGATCATCTAATTGCCTATCTAATTCAGGACGAGACAGTTGACCCATGCCTTGAAGAATTAAACGATCACGCTCTTTACGCATTTCATCGCGAAATATTTGAGAAGCTGTTAGTCTTAAAGTTGATAATGTGTTCCCCGGTATTTGTTTTTTAGTAATCCCCGTTATATCTTTTACGATATTAGTCGAGTTATCGACCATAGGAATAGGGATGCCGTCCTTTATCGCTTTATCGCTAAATCTATTTTGAATAATATCACTAATATCTCTAACAGGCTGACGACGCATTACATTCGTTTCAAAGTCTGTTTCATTAGCGTTCGCTTGTAATAAAGTTTTATAGTCAGCTAGACTCAATTCTCCGTTATCACGGGCAATATTAATAGCGTTTCGTTGATCGATTCCTAAATTTAAATTACCGCGAATAGCACCCAATACAACGGAGTCAGTAGCGACAGTATCAACCTTTTGACGATTGTAACTTTTATTAGCCTCTTCCCGTTTTCCTGTTATATATTCCTCAACATTATTAGGTTTTACACCTTTAGCCTTTAACTCTTCCCTAGCGCGGCTAGACCAATCTTTAAAGAAGTTTTCGGTAATTGGTTTACCTTCATTAAGGCGTTGTAAAAACTCAGTATCAAACGGGGCAGTAGCGTCCTCTAGTACAGTATTATAAGTAGTTACAGCTTGCTGTTGCCAATACGCCCCTTGAGAAATAATCGTCCGCTCTAAGGCGTTTAACGAGTCTTGCATTGTGCTGGTAATAAACTTAGCTCCCTTATCGTTGATCTTCCAATCTTTGAGTTGTTGGATCTTACGCATAGCTCCCGCCGCGTTACCACGCTCGGTCATATCCATCAACATTGGTTGAATCATTTCTTGAAGCACGAACTCGCGATTACCTTTGAAAGCACCAGCGGGATCGTTAAACCACTCACGAAATTCAGGCGAGTTTAAATCTGCTTCGTTACTTGTCCACGCTTTAAACGAGTCTCCAACCATGTTTAACCAATCGGTCTTACCTTGAGCTATAGCGGCGTCTTGTTGCTGGCGTGTAACTGTGTTTACAAACTCGTTCCCAATCGAGTCTAAAAGCG